AGATTGCGTAAACATGGTTGACCCTACTCCCCAAAAAGAGCGTGCTCTAATTGAAGAGTGGGTTGAAAGATACTCTCCTCAAGAGTTCCGAGTTGAAATCAACGCCCATCAAAAGGCGTATCAGATGGACACTGACTTAGTTCAGTATTTAGCCCAGTATGGTTGTAAGTTAAATCCACACTTTACTGGTAAGAATAAATGGGACACATCATTTGGTGTGGCCTCTATGTCCGCCTTATTTGGCGGTCTGAGGGACGGCAGATTTCAAGATAACAACCTAATAGAACTTCCATCTAATGAAGGTTCTGAAGGTTTAAAATCTCTGGTACAACAATTAATTACTTGGAAGCCAGATACTAAAAACCCAACCGACTGCGTGATGGCCCTATGGTTTGCTATCATTCGAGTACGTGAACTAATGCAACAAACATCCTTTGCCACTAAGTATGCCAACAACAGGTGGGCAACTAGACGTCAAAAGGATATGCGACACTCAATCAATTTAGATGATGCCTTTGCTGAGCAATGGGCTGAAACTTACGGATAAGGAAACTAATGGCTCTTACCATTGAACAAATTGCAGCACGGGTTGAATCCCTTAAGTACCGTGCATCAGAGCGTGATGCTCGTGCAGGTGATGTGCTATCTGTGCGTCAGGGTAAAATTGCCGAAGTCTATCCAGATTTCTTCCCTGAAGGTGTAGACGCAAACGTAGTTGCAAACTTTATCGATATCGTAGCCCGTGACCTATCTGAGGTTATGGCACCACTACCTGCAGTTAACTGCTCTAGTGCATCACAAACCAATGACCGTGCTCGTCGCTTTGCTGACAATAGAACACGCATTGCCTCAAATTATTTTAACAACTCTGACCTTCAGGTATCTATGTATACTGGAGCAGATTACTATGTAACATATGGTTTCGTCCCATTCATTATTGAACTGGACGATGAAGCGAAGTTGCCTCGTATACGCGTAGAAAACCCTCGGATGGCTTATCCTGAGTTTGACCGCTACGGACGATGCATCTCCTTTGCTAAGGTATACTCATTAACTCTTGGAGAGTTAGTTGCTCAATTCCCCGAATACGAAGTACAACTACTTGGTCGTTCAGGTTTCAAACAAGACACTAACACTCTAACAGATATCGTACGTTATTACGATAAAGACCAATCTGTGGTCTATGTACCTAGCCGTGAAAATTTAGTTTTATCCCGTGCTAAGAATCCAATAGGCAAGATGATGGTTGTAGTAGCCAAGCGTCCTACTATTGATGGGGAGATGCGAGGACAGTTTGATGATGTTATTGGTATTCAGTTGCTCCGCAATCGTTTCGCTATGCTTGCTATGGAGGCTGCAGAAAAATCTGTACAATCTCCTATCGTCGTTCCAATGGATGTTCAGGAACTACAACTCGGCGGAGACTCAGTTATCAGAACAAATACTCCAGGTGGAGTCAGAAGAGTCGAACTCAATATTCCGCAAGGTGCGTTCACGGAACAAAACTTGCTCAATCAAGAACTTAGAATTGGTGCTCGTTATCCAGAGGGACGAACAGGTAACGTCAATGCGTCTATTGTCACAGGCCAAGGCGTCCAGGCTCTCATGGGAGCATTCGATACTCAAGTTAAGTCAGCCCAAGCAATATTTGCGTCAGCACTTAGAGATGTAATTGGTCTTTGTTTTGAAGTTGATGAATCTATATTTGATATTCAAAAAACAATTCGTGGCGTAGATGCTGGTTCACCTTACGCATTAGAGTACAAGCCAAGTAAAGATATCAAGGGAGATTATTCCGCTGATGTTCGTTACGGTATGCTTGCTGGTTTGAATCCAGCACAAGGATTAATATTTATGTTACAGGCTCTTGGAGGCAAGTTAATCTCCAAGGATATGGCGATGAGAGAGTTACCATTCAATGTTAATGTTAGCCAAGAGCAAGAGAAAATTGAAATTGAAGATATGCGTAATGCTCTTATCTCTTCACTTCAAGCATATACGCAAGCCATACCGCAAATGGCCACTCAAGGACAAGACCCTTCAGAAATTGTTACAAAGATTGCTAACGTTATTAAGTCACGACAAAAGGGACAGAGCATCGAAGACGCAATAGAACAAACCTTTGCGCCTAAAGAACAAGTTCCTCCTGCTGGTGCTCCAATGGTTGAGCAACCGTCCCCTGCTCCCGCTGCGCCAGTAGGAGGTCTACCTCCAATGGAAGAACAAGGAGTACCAGACGTTCAAAGTTTACTATCTAGTTTAACTTCAGGTGGAGCAGCAAACGCAAGCGTAAGAACAATTCGTAGACGATAGCAGTAGAGGGGGACATCATGACAACACTTGCTGCTATACAAGGCGATGGATGGTGTGTTATCGGAAGCGATTCACGTTCATCTGATGAATCTGGTCGTCCAATTGAAATGGCAACACACAAAGTCATTGAAAACAATGGAGTGTTGATTGCAGGTTCTGGTTCTGGTAGAGGTTCAAACTTATTGCAGTTCGGATGGAAACCACCTAAACCTAAACTAAGTGAAGACCTAGATGTCTTTATGACTAAAAGATTTATACCATCTATGAGAAAATTATTCATAGATGCAGGTTATGATATGAAAGAAGATGGGGACCATGCTTCGCACGATTCGCAATTCATTATTGGCATTCGCGGTATACTTTATCCTATTTTTGAGGATTACAGTTGGGACCGTGATGTTCGTGGCGTTTATTATTCTGGCTCTGGCAGCGATGTTGCCCTTGGTGCTATGGAGGCTCTTGGAGTACGCAACGTTAGCAACGCTGATAAAGCAGAAAAAATTATTAGGAAGTCAATCGAAATAGCAAGTAAGTGGGATATCTATTCAAGTGGTCCCATTATAACTAAAATACAATATTCTAAGTAGGAGGAACAATGGCTGAAAATCGCGGAGGACCTCGTCCAACAGCACCACAAAATAATCCTGCCAATGTTTCTGCAACAGGTGGAGCAGGACAATCTGGTACACAAGGTGCTAAATATTATTCAGGTTTACCTTATGGACAGGGACAAGCAATGATGGCGCAACAACAAGCAGCACCTATGGCTGCAGGCAGACCAGCGCCAATTATGAACCCTATTGATTCTTTTCCTGCTCCTATGCCACTATCCGAAGCATCATCAATGCCAGATGTTCCAGTAACTGATGGAGCAGCATTGGGCGCTGGTGCAGGCATGGAGGCTTTGACAATGCCAGGTGTACAAGACAACGATGTTGAAAAACAAAGACTATTATCATATCTACCAGCACTGGAGGCAGCCGCACAAAGCCCAAATTCATCACAAGCATTCCGTAATTATGTGAGAATTCTAAGGGCTAATCTTCTATGAGTGATAGAGAAGCGGCGCAAAAAGCATATAGAGATATGCAGAAGTCGAATAATCCTTCTGCCTTTGATACAATGGGTTCATTCAACAGTTACTATGCTGGCTGGAATGTTAACATGGCTAACTCTTTGCCAATGGATATGGGTAAATCTATACCAGCAAAGGATAGAGCAGAGGCTATTAACGCCTTTAATAGGTATCTTAATAAACCAGGTACACCTGCTGCTGCAACACCACTGCCTGAAGAAAAAGGATTCTTTTCTAGAGCATTTGAAAAAGTTGAAAAGGCTTATAACTTTACAACACAGGCTGTATCATTTGGTTTAACACTACCAGAAAAGAATAATCCTATTTGGGATGGTGACTTTTCACTAGGTGATGTTAAGACTGCTTGGGACCAATCAAGAGATATTTCTGCTGGTCGTTCAATTATGCGTACAATGATTGGAAGACCCCTTGATACTTTTGAGGATGCTTTCAGCGGCATAGTAAAGACAGTAAGTTTTGGAAAATTATCTGGGGCAGATAAGTTTTTACAAGACCACATATTATTCGCAGCCAATGACTTCGATATCTTTAATAAAAAACAAAGAGAAGAAGCATTCCGTGAACAAAACGTTGGACGCTATACATCATTTGGTACAGATGTAGTAGCCCGATTTGTGCTAGACCCAACAATTGTAGTCGGTAAAGCAGTTAAGGTTTACAAAGGTATTACCTATGGTGTTAAAGGTTTAAATGACCTTAATGCTATCTTGGCTGGCGAAAAGACTGGATTCAAAGCCAATAAGGTAAAAGCAACCTTCAATGACTTTATTACCAAAACAGATGGTATGGATGCTGCTGATTTATTTAGAGTTAAGGCTATTCGTGAGTCTGCAAACCCAGCATCATTTGCTGATATCATGGCAGATGCAAATAAGATTGAAGATATAACACTTCGTCATGCTGCTAAAGCAGATATTATTAAGATGGCTATGGGAGATGCTGGTGCAGCATCAAGATTAATGGACACTAATCGTGCCCTAGCCACAAAGATTGCCAACCTTGAGGATGAAATTGCCGATGCCAAGTATTTTGGTGCTGGACTAGACAAGGCAACTGGTCAACTTACATTTGACTTAGTAAACAAGGGACCTGATTTAGAGAAGGCTGTTGAGAATGCAGCACTTTATTCTGATGAACTAGCAGAGTTAACACAAAAATTAAATGCTGAGGCTATCCTAGACCCTACAAGAGTCCCTCAATTTAATAAAGTTTCTAAACTTAGACAAGAAATTTCTGGAAGCCAGAAGTTTATTGACCTACGTGCTGGCGCAGCAGGTGCACCAGTGCGTGTTCTTACTGGATTTTTTTACAAGCGTCCTAGAGGATGGGTAGATTTTACCGATAATCAGTCAGTTCAAACTGTAGATAACCTGCTTAGTCGTGTACGTGGTATAGCGGAGAAGCAAGAACTCTCATATACTACGCAGATTACATCTCTTAAAAATAGACTTAATACACAAACCCTTGCTCCTGCAGAAGTTAAATCACTTAAGACCCAAATTAAAGGTCTAGAAGATGATTTAAAAAAGGCTTCGTTTACAGTTCAGCGTAAAGATACATTGTTTAACGAGTATGTTGCTGCTACAAATGCAGCAGAGCGTGCCAATGCTTTCCAAAAGATTGAACAAGAATTATTTGATACAGTTGCCAAGCAATTCGGATTTGATGAAAGTGATATCCGTCAGGCGTGGTCTTTATTTTCAGGTGGCCGTGCTAAAGCACATAACATTATTCGTGAAAGAGCATACACTGGTGCTACAAAAACTTTACCAGATGGAAGAGTTGTACCAGTAGGTTCAAAGGCTACACCTATTCTTGGTTCTGAAGACTTAAAATACATTATTCCTTTACCATTGAACGAGACTCAACTAGTAAAGCAGTTGCCAGTTCTTGATATTGACACTATGTATAACGCTTTAAACCGTTTATCTAGAGCACGTCGCTCAGATGCTGCTGGCGTATACTATAAAGGTAAGGCTGGAGCAACAGACCTTATTGATGGTCTAGATTCCTTAATTAAGTTTGAGGTTCTTGCTCGCCTTGGTTATCCTGTACGTAACGTATCAGAGGGAATCATGCGTATCCTTACCACAACTGGGCCAATGGCCATTGTTGCTGGATTAAGAGAGTCTAGCAGGAAACTAATTACCAATAGATTCTCTGGCGCATCGCTAGATGATATATACCGCTGGTCAGATGACGTTAAACTTCAGACATACCGCGATGAATTAGACGCGATGCGTGACCTTGCTGATGACCCAGACCTAATCGATTCTCAAATTAAAGAGATTGATGGCATGTTAGATGGTACTATTAAGGTGCAAGATAAGTTTGGTTTAGGTCTACGTGAAGTAGATGGTATAACCTATGAGGATGCACTGGGTGCTACACCTGAACGTGCAGAGTTTATTAAGAACAAGTTTATTGCTGAGTCTGCAAGAATTGTTGATGCACACTTATCAAATAGTAGAAACAAACTAAACAATGTATTTGAATCTACTGGAGATTTCGTAGTAATAAAAGGCGATGACCCTAACTGGACACAGGCTTATGAAAGAGTAGTAAACCGCCAGGTTCGTAACTCTAAGATTACACAAATCCTGCTACAAGATAAGCCAAGAGAACAACTAATTGACGAAGCCGAATACTTCTTATTAAAGACTAAAGAGGGTAGAGATATCCTTAGGGTACTTGGTATGGGTAGAGATGCTCGTTCTATTGCAGAAGCCAATATGGATAACATTGATGAGTTATTCCCAGCATTTGCAACTGGTTTAAAAGAGATTGCTAAGACTCGTAAGGTTACACCAGATGATATTAAGAAGACATTTGGTACAGACACCCTAAATTTTCCAGCAGTTAATGCTGCTCAGGTGGGTGCTGCTAATGGCACACATCAGGCAATTAGATTCTTCTCGTCTATAAGAGATAAGTTCTACAAGAGTTTTGGTGAAATGCCAGAATCTAATCTTGTTCGCCACCCTATGTTTGTTGACTTATACCGCAAGCGTATGGATTCTACTATTAGAAATGCAATTGATACATATCCTGGTGATACAATTCCACCAGAATATATCCGTAAACTAGAGTTTAATGCACGTCAATGGGCAAGAGCAGAACTACGTCGCTCACTTTATGATACATCTGAGAGAGTAGATGCTGCTTATACTCTAAGATATGCATTCCCATTCTTTGGCGCATTCACAGATGTTATTGAAAAATGGGGTC